GAAGATTTATTCCACAGTTTACTTTATAAAGTGTACTGCCATTCATGAAATTTTCCTGTGGGAGACAAGCTTTGCCGCCACAGACACCAGGAACAAAAATAACTAGTAAAGTCCCATTGAATAAACGATAGGCTTCTAGCAGTATAGTAACTGGTGTGACTGCTTTTAACGAAAGTTCCTCAGCATTCTACTCTTTATGAAGTAGTTGAGCCGAATCCACCCGCACCACGGTCATCCCGCGGCGGCGGCAGATCATTCAGTGAATCAACAAGAACCACCTTTACGAATGGAACATAGTCCTGTGAACAAAGTTGGAAGAATAGACCACCCTCCGGCAGAATAAAGTCAAAGTCGCTGTGATTATCTACGCATACTAGCAGTTCACCGCGATATCCCTCGTCAATAAGGCCTACTGAGTTAGCTAGACGGAGAGGGGTCTTAGAACCCGTTGATGAACGGGGGAGAATGAGGAAAGGGCTAGCACCACTTGTTGCTGACTTGACGGCACCATAAATCTGGCTACTCAACTTAAACGCCTTGCCCTTAGTCGGCGGAATTTCAGCATAAAGTAGTGGCAGATTTACACCCGAGTCAGTCGGCCGATAGGCATTAACAACCTGCTCAAGAACAAGACGCTGCTGGGGATTCTCAGTGAAAAGATACAGAACACGGTGGGACATTTTGAAGGCTGCTACTCAAAGTAGGGGCTTCAAATTTATTAAAATAAATTAAGACAAATTTAGACAAATTTATTACACATTCAGCGTAACCTTCGCAGCAGCCTGCTCCTTCTTACGAGCAATCGCCAAATCGGCTTCGCCACCACCGCCAAACATATCCGTCGGCAAGGCATTCTCCTCCTTTGAGCCCGGTCCAAACTTAGGAACCGCTACCTTATTACCGGCCATGCGTTCACGCTTCTGCTCCTCATATAAGGCTTCCTTCTGTGACTCATTCTGCTTGTAGTTCTTCATCAGCGTATTCAACTGGTCCTCCGCATACTCCTGGTCCGCAACATCGGCCGGCTCAGGGTCCCACGGTAGCCAGAAGCCCATCTGGCCAACATAGACGTTGAAAAAGGGGTCCAGCTTCTGGAGCGTCTTCGCACGAGCACCTGCCTCCGCCGCCGTATCGTATACACCACGAACCTTGAGGCCACGGATGCTAGTACGGAACTCGTTCTTGGTGAAGAATTCCTCTTCCAACTTCTTCCGATTCTTAAACATAAAATTCTCAAATGCCTCCTGGATCTTCGTCTCCTTAAAATCCCGCATGTTCTTCTTAACGTATTGAGCAAGGTCATCCGCCGCGTCCTTGGATAAAGCAGCACGAGTCTCCTGCATAACCTTGAGGGCGTCATCTCTCCACTTCTTGGTATCCATTATGTTGGATGAACCACTAACATCTACGACTACTGAACCACTAACATCTGTTGTAGAAGGAGCGTCAACTCCTGAATTAGCCACTAGGTCCTCCACCTTAGCAATCGCCTTCGTTAGCTGCAAAATCTGGTCCATCAGAAACTTCTCTGAAGCTGACACCTTGAACTCTACCTCGTAATTCTCCAGAAAGCGACTGTAGAAGAAAACTTCCTTATTTGCCAGCACCTTCTCTGGAGACAAAAAACTAAGGCACACATACTTCTGTCCCGGGATCTCCTTGTCCTGCTCTAGCCACGTCTGTTCACTGTCACTCATTCCTGGATAGATTAGACAAACTATCTTTAAAACCGGAACGCAGGTGGCCAGAAAAAAATGTCAGACCAGGATATAGCAAATGGACGGTTTCTCTGTGGCTGATGTAATCCAGCGCGTTACCAAGTATCTCTTAGAGGGCCTCGCCGTCGCTGTTGCGATGGTGCTCGTAATGAAGAAGAAGTCCCCGGACTATGAGGAGGTTCTCTCCGTTGCCGTCGTCGCGGCGGTTGTTTTCGGCATCCTGGACACGCTGGCCCCGTCTGTCGGTGGCTCTGCGCGGGCCGGTGCGGGCTTCGGTCTGGGTGCGAACCTAGTCGGCTTCCCGCGTATGGGTTAGGTCTCTGACAAAAAAATATAGTTATAGTAGATAAATGAACGCTAGCACTTCTCTTAGTTTGCTGCTTGTAGCTGCACTTAAGTGGTTTGTTGAAGGTTTGGCTGTAGCGATTGCGATGGTACTCGTCTCACGTAAGTCATCCCCGAATTATAGCGAAGTCTTGGCCGTAGCATCAACAGCCGCCCTTGTCTTCGCTGTTCTTGATACGTTAGCTCCTTCAGTAGGAGGATCAACAAGAGCTGGTGCTGGCTTTGGTCTGGGTGCCAACCTTGTCGGCTTCCCTCAGATGCGTTAAATTAGTTTAATCTAATTCGTAGTTAAAATTGTAATCGCATTTTAGTATTTCCGGATAGTACGCTTTTACTATTTTTAACGCTAACATATATACCAATCATGTTAGTTGTAATTTTATCAAATCCAAATTTTTCTAAATAACTTGATGTAGCATCAAATTATGTAGAAATTGTATTTAAAAAGTTTAGTGTTGATTGTAACCACGCGACCGCAGAATTGCTTCCTGAGAACGAACTCCGCTATCCGGATTCCATCTGTGAAACATTGCACGTCCCTCATCCTCATTAACTCCTTCGGCTACAGCATGACCCGGCGGTGCTCCTGAAATCCAACGATGCGGCACAGCAAATTTATCCATAAGTATATTTCCCTTTGTTGTGCGGTTATCCAATGTAGTGACTTCAAGTTCTACATGGGGCGGAATATAGATACTCCCAAGTCCAGAATAATAAGCACCCGGTGCCGTATCTAGAACAATGCGATAATTACCTAACTTAGTTGTTATACTGCCATTCATACTACGTACATCATATGCCTGCTCTTGGTTCGGATGAGGCATTCCTGAACCGCTAAAACTGTGACCACGCGTGGGTGGAGCAGCGGCTCTCCACTTAATTGTAGCCGCTCCACCCACATTTCCGTTGACAACTATTTTGCCATTCTCAACTGAAACGTTCGCATCCATTCTCTAGCAAAGGCTAGTATTTTCTTATTGGTCGCCACCGGGAGTACCACGCGGTCCCGAATATGGGTAAGCACGAGCAATACTATTTCCCTTAGGAGCAAGCGGCTGCCAGAACATTTCAGGGTCACCTGCCGCACACGAATTAATCTCCTGTGATGCGATAATCGGAAAAGTGTGGGGTAGGGGAGCCGTATTTCCATATGCTAGACCCTGTGAATCCCCTGCTGCTGAAGCCAGAGAAGGACGGAAAATACGACCTGTGCCAATTCCAGCATAGTGACCTTCCACTGTGTGACATCCATTGTAGGTACAAACACGCTTGTATAGTTCAGGGACCATGGTATCCACGCATTTATTTGCTCCCACTTTCGTATTTAGGATTTGGTGAATACCCTGCATGAATGAATCTGTATCCGCAATCATCCGCTGACGAGCATCATGCTGTCCCCATGTTCCAACAGCCTTGGTAGGATAGGTTTCGCAACGAGGACGGTAATCAGTGTATGTACGGCCATCGGCCATGCGGGCGGGTGCTCCCTTTACTCGGGGGTAACTTGTAGTAAAACAACTCATTCGGCTTCCTCTAACCTACGAACAACATTTTGTGTAGGCACTGAAGCGGGGCTTAATCCAGCGGAAGACCTCAAGGCTTCCAGTACTTCAGACTTCTTCATTGACTTTGTTACCCGCAGCCCCCTCTTTACCGCCAACTCCTTCAAATCCTTTGTTGACATGCTTTCAAGAGGAGAATTTGTTACTGTGCTCGGCCCGTCACCAGCATTGCCTACGAACAACTTCTTGAATTGAGACTCTTCTGTCGGCTTAGACTTGTCCCACCCCTGTAGAATCTCCTCCTCATTTAAGTCAAGTATGCCTCCAGGGCGAAGATTGTCCTCTTCATCATCGCCAGCAGAAGGAAGTTCAATGTCAAATTCACGGATAGTATTCTCAACCTCTCCAGCAACGGATTCAGGCGGCTCAACGTAGCGTTGGATACCAATTTCCTTCTCCTCCGCCTCCTCACTTTGCTCGTGCTCCTGCTCGGAGGGCACAGCAGAGGCATCCATTTCAGGAGGTGAATTAGTTAGATGAACCTTATGTGCTTCTTCATCCGTTACCTTGCGTTCTTGGAGAGCAAAGCGGAGCTCATAGAGAACATTTTCCAGAACACCAAGCTTACGCTGCTGAGCCTCAATGTTTGAGTAGAGCCAATACGCAACTCCTCCCAGAATCAGAAGAAAACTGGCTGTCAGCAACAGCAAATCTTGCGTGGGGGCATTCATTCTTTTTAGGAGGGATAAGATTTATCCGATAAAAGACCGCGTTCTTTTAGAATTTCACGAACACTGCTCAAGGAGTTTATTCCCTTTCGGATTTTATACGTGTAAATAAGTTGGTCCGGATTTTCAGGATTAACTGAGGCTTTCAAGCAGAGTGATTGACACAACTTACCTTCGGTGTACGATTCAGGTAATTTCGTATAATGCGTGGAAATGAGGGACGCATGGCCTTCCATGGAATATAATTTATCCAAGAAAATACGAGATGCTTCCTCACCGTCTAAGGCATTTGTAGAGTGAAAAATCTCATCCATTACCAGCAGTGCTTTGCCCTTTTTTGAAAGTGGGTCCAGATTTTCAAGGATTTCTTTGGCAAATTCAATTTCCGCTTCAAAGAGGGAAAGGCGACCTAGTGTATCAGATGGAGATAGAGCAGTGTGAATTTGCTGGAAAGGTGTAATCTGCATGCGTTTAGCAAAACAAATACCAACGCTTTGAGCAACAATGACATTGGCTATAATTGCTTTGAGGCTGGTTGATTTACCTCCCCTATTTGGTCCTGTAATAAGAGAATGCGTAGATCCAGCAGACTTAGATAAATCAATTGTATTTGTAATTGTAGTTTTAGACTTAGACACAAGATGAGGATGATAGAAATTTTCCAAATGTAAGCGGGTATTGGGGCCCTCAACATAGGTAGGAAAGCCAATACGAGGAAGTGTGGCACACGTAATCATTACATCCATGATACCTATATTTTTTGTTAGACCCATCAAAACATGAGGGCGATTCCAGGTATAGCCAAATACACCGAGTGTGTTATCATCTTCCGGCAAATCCTCATTCTCCGGTAAATCCATGTATTTTGTTATAACTGGCCCAGTCATGCCCGAGAGATTCTTCCAAATGCCTTGAAGTTCCCAGATAAGGGCACCACGCTTTCGCATATCTTGAGTGATTGTGTGAAGATGCTGAGAAAGTGTAACCTGCTGCCAGATACTTGAACCGAACATAAAGATAGATAAGCCCCATTGAAGCCATTTTTGAGCCATTTGACTTGGTGTTCCGTCTGTAGAAACCCATGGTGGTAATAACATTCCCGATATCATATTTCCTTGACCACCCTGTTGTTTCAAAATATGCTGCAGGAGTTCCCAGTATTCCGGCACACTCAAATCTGCTTGTGTTGTCATACGGATAATAACATAAGGAAGAACAACAATTATGAGGGGGATTAAGATACTGACTGCTGGAAGCAACCAGACTTTCCATAGATTAGCCGCCTCTAGCCAGATTGGGCTTTCATTCAAGAAAGAGGCAAAGGAGTCTTTTTCCCACAGAATTTGAGCATAATATTCCTTAAGACGTTCATCTTCTATTTCTATCTTTTCCTCTAGAGCCTTTTCAATTTCTTGGGCTCTTAGCAAAAGACGCAAGGCTCTTGATTTATCTTCAGGTGTTTTGCGGAAATGCTGGCGGAGTTTGAGAATAACATTTCGGCGTTTTTCTAGAAGACTTACGTCGTCTGTGGCATCTTTGAAATAGTCTATTAACTTAGTTGTTCCCCACTGAGTCTTTGGTCCAATATCAGCGGCTAACTTCTTGAAGTCAACATCCGATTCAACGTACTTTCCGAGCATTCTCTGCTTCTTTCGGTGTTATGTATTGTTGGTTTTTTCCGCGTCTTGTATAGAATGTCTCCAATTAAAACACTAAAAAATTGTTCCACTAAAGATTATAAAACACGAAAGTGTGGTAATTTTCAAGCACTTATGTTTTTAGCGAAGGGCAAAAAAGAGCGTCTATTTTTTCGGACTGTTGCTGGTAGAGAAACATACTATGCGTCCATGCTAAAAGGTAAAAAACAGTTTAGTGGGTTTAAGAGATATTCAGTCTGCTCGTCTACAGCATTTACTCGTAAGCAGCGTAAGTGTTAGCCATTCTATAGGTACGTCTAACTATATTAAAAAATTTGTCTTAATTTTTTACAATGCGTGTCTAAATGTGATGGCTTTAGCCATCTTACAACATAGTCTTGTAGTAGTAAAAAATTTGTCTTAATTTTTTACAATGCGTGTCTAAATGTG